TATCTCGTTTATGTGTTCATCCGTGATAATCGGGAAGCTGAAACAATATTCCCTGATTGCTTCTTCAAGGCTCTTTTCAATCCCGGTGTGAACCGTCTGCCCTAAAATCAAAGGGTTATCAGGTTCGGTTGCCGGAATCGTTGTCAATCCTTGAAGATAACGCATTTTGAACTTGCGTTTGCATTTTTCAAAGCAATCAACGCTGGAATGTGAATACCGCAATCTATCACCCCTTTCACTAAATTTTTGAATTCGTCAAACCCTTCCGGGTAGAGGAAAACCCCGATCCCGCCGCTTGTGTTTATCCGGTTGATATTCAGCTTTTGCAATTCGGAAGGTCTGCCGTTGGAAGCCTTTACTTCTACCGCAAGCATCACCCCATTTACGCAACATATCAGGTCAGGAATACCGGATTTCTGAAAGCCGCCGCCCCAAATTTTGGTGTACCAACCGACCATTTCAACCTTCATTCGGTCAGAAGGGAAGCCCGCCGGATATATACCGACTGAATGAAAGTATTTCTTGATCTGTCCTTCAAATAGCTTTTCTTCTGCCATCACTTCACCGTAATTTTCACATATCCGGCTTTAGGGCTTTGTTTGGTGTACTTTGCAGCGACTTCCGGCAAATCAGCTTTCAGGGCTTTGCTGTCAAGGCGGTTTTCCACCGTAGGGGCAACATAGGTGAATTTCACGGTTTCATTCTCGAAGGATTTCACACCGTACTTTTCCATTGCTGCCTTCAACTGTTCTTTCATTGCCTTTTCCTGTTCCTCGATCTGCTTCTTCTGCAAGGTCAGGGCTGCAATGCTCTTGATAATTCCCGCCGCTTCTGTCTGCATGGTTGCAAGGGCGGTTTCCTCGCTGAAAGCATCTTCACAATCCGGGGAAAGTTCGGTGCATACATCCTTGCAGCTTTCCCTTTCCTCACACTCCAAACAGCAACACACTTTGCCGCAAGCAGAACTTTCCATTGCCTGTTTACACTTAATCATTGTTTGAACTCCTTTCCAATTCAGCGTTCAATTCCTGCTGAATTTGTAAAACTGATTTTGAATAGTTAATTTCAAAAATACCTTGTTCCCATAACCGGGAAGCCCCGGTTTCGCCCATGTTGTACGCCATCAGCACCTTTTCAGGGGTTTCATACTTTTCAAACAGCTTCCGCAATATGAACATTCCCGCCCGAACATTGCCGTATGGTTCGGTAAAATCGGTAATTCCAAGCTGTTCCTGCAAATACGGGTGATTGATTTCATTGATCTGCATCAGCCCGTAATCATTGCTTGCACTGATAACATCCGGCTTGTAGCTGCTTTCCCGCTGGATCAACGCCATCACAAAGGTAAAATCCATTTCATAGGCTTGTGATAAGTAGAAAATGAATTCCTGCAAATCTTCATCCATAGGCACATTCAGCGGTACAAATTTCCGTTCCCCGTTCACCCATTCACCGGGCATTTCACCTTCAAAAATTCTTCCGTCAGGCTGTCCGAAAATCAGAACTTCCTTTTGGGTTTCAGGTTCGGGCTGTTCGGGGCTGTCATTTCCTGAACAAATTGCCCCTATACCGAACCCCACAAGGGAAAAGATAATTGCCACCACTACCCACGAAATCAGAACACGCTTACCAATCGAAGCCTTCTTGATATTTCTTGAATAGTTCATCTGTATAATCCTTTCGTAATTCCAAAGTGTGAAGAATATCTTCTTCAACTGTTCCGGGGCAAATCATCAGGTAATAGAAGCAAGGTTTTTCCTGCCCGATCCTGTGAATTCGCTTCTTGCTCTGTTCAAACAGTTCACTTCTATCTGTCAGTGAAAAGTAAATGATTTTGTTTGCCTTCTGCAAATTCAGCCCCATAGCCCCCGCCTGATACTGAACAAAAGTAACGGAATTTTCCTGTTCATCATAAGCGGTTAAATCCTTATAGCTTCCATTGACTACCGAAAACGGGCGTTCCATTTCAAAAACAATGTTCTGCATGGTGTTCAATTCTTCATTGAAGTTATAGAACACAATCAACCTATCTTCCGTTGATTGCAGCAAATCCTTGAAAGCCGCAACCCGTCCGGGGTTTAAGTAGCTGCACATCATACGGGAATAAATTCGTTTTGATAAAATCGTATCGCCTATGAATTCCCGCCCGTCTATGTCAATGACGGCATCCCGCATGAATTTCCGGTATTCTTTCGTTGGTTTAGAATGAATTGGAATCATCATTTGTTCGGGAAGATCAAAGACTTCTTCCGACTTCATAAAGATTGCACCATGTTCAGCAAGTTTCTTTTTCAGGCGGTCAACATTTTTGTAACCTACCACATGGGGAATTCTGAACCCGCTGTTGTGATCTTCAATCCATTCTGTTTCAACATACTGCTTGTAAAAAAGGTCTTTGCTGATATTCCATCCAAGCAACCGAAGCTGCGACCACAATTTTTCATACTTCCCGGCTGTTGGTGTGCCGGATAGTAAAATCACATTTTCGGGCTGCATTTTCAGGATAAATTTTGACCGTTTAGCGGCTTCATTTTGGATAACGGAACTTTCATCAAGCATCAGGGTAAACCCGGTTATATTGGCGAAATATGAACGCCTGAACACCAAATCATAGTTTATAACCCCTACACATTTACCGATTGTTCCCGTGAATTCTTCAAGTTGCCGCTTGTCGGTCAGGTCAAACACCGTCAGGGGGTAATACTCCCGAAAATGTTTGATCCAATCGTCAATTTTTGTTTTTTGACAAACCAACACGATTCTATCAGGGAAGGAATTTGCTTTTTCCGAACCTACAAAGGTTTTCCCTAATCCCATATCAAGGTAATAGGCAACCCGGTTGAAATCTTTGGTTTCGTCAAGTGCCTTGCTTTGGTGGGGGAATAACTGCATATCAGCACCCCCTTAATCTGCATCAACATCAATCCCGGTGATCTGCTTGAAGATTTCCTTGTCAAAGTTCGGAATTGCTGTGATAACCGCTTTTTGACGGTCAGACAAACCACGCCACCAAATAACCGCACATTCGGAATTATCCAAAATTTTCAGATAGCCGCCTGTGATTTCCGCTTCCGGGTGTGCTGCCTTTTCTTCATCCGTCATATCAGAAAGGTAAATGTATTCAAGTACATCCCCCGGAATCTGATTCAGCAAATAGCGGGCTTCACTGTTCAACCAATCCTGATAAGTCCATTCAGAGGGCTTGTTGAACAGATAAATTTTCGGGCTTACGGTGTTAAAACACCCGTTGGAAAAGCTGCACTTGTTCCAATCGCCGCTGTTCCAATCGCCGCTGTTCCGGTTGCCGCTGTTGCAATCGCCGCTGTTGCAATTGCCGCTGTTCCAATCGCCGCTGTTCCGGTTGCCGCTGTTCCGGTTGCCGCTGTTCCGGTTGCCGCTGTTCCGGTTGCCGCTGTTGCAAAGTCCGGTGCAGCCCTTTCCCGTATTCACGATTTCAAGCAATTCAGCCCACGGAATTTCACGCACGATCTGAATTTTATTGGTGCAAGATTTTGTTCCGTCCGTATCGACTTCACCCAATGCAAGCACTTCCGCAACCTTATTTTCCGGGTTGAACTGATAGTAATTGAAGCAATCAGCCGCCTTTTCGCAAAAGTGGAAGCCCCGATCACAAACCATAGGTTTCACATCTTCTTCATAAGTGCCGCCAACTGCATACTGAAACGGTTTCCCGTTTGGGTTACAAGTCCAATCGGGATTGAACACCTTGAACCCTTTAACAACTCCTGTTTCACTCATTTTTGTTTATCCTCACTTTCTATGCCATCAGCCGGGTAAAATCGGAATTGGGATCGCTTAATATATCAGCGAAGGCTAAATTTTCCGTTCCCGGTACAACCGCATCTAAACTAACCGTTTGAACTCGCCTTTTCTGCTTTTCCTGTTCATGTCCGATTGCAGAACGCATTGCATAAAAGGCAATAATTTCAAAGTTGTGTTTATGTAATTCAGGAATTGCAAACCATCTTTTGACTGAAAGCAAATACCTGAAAATTACCACATCATACCATTCATCATAAGGAAGTCGCCTGATATTCAGATACTTCTTTATCAAATCATGGTTTTCTGTTGCAAAGGCTTGTTCTTCCACCGTAAGGGGGGCTTCATATTTTGATTTTCGCATGGTTTACCCCCCCCCCGGCTAAATTTGGTTAAGGGGAACTTCAATTCCCGTGTGTTC